GATATAGAACTAGAAGTTATATTCTTAGCACTTGATAGACCTGAAGATGTAAAAAAATTATTATCATTAGAACTTACTGGTGTATGGATTAATGAAGCAAGAGAAATACCTAAGTCAATAGTAGATGCTTGTTCAATGAGGGTAGGAAGATATCCATCTATGAGAGATGGTGGCCCAAGTTGGTATGGTGTTATTGCAGATACTAACCCACCTGATACAGATCATTGGTGGGCTATACTTGCAGGAGAAACTGTAATACCTGATTACATAACTAAACAAGAAGCTAAGATGTTAATTAAACCTGATAACTGGAAATTTTTTAATCAACCACCTGCTATGTTAGAAATTAAAAATAAAGAAAATGAAGTAGATGGTTATGATGTAAATAATAAATCTGAGAATCAAAAGAACCTTACACCAAACTATTATAAAAATATTATACGAGGTAAAACTAAATCTTGGATTGATGTTTATGTATTAAATAAATTAGGACAAGTAGAAGATGGTAAACCTGTATATGAATCATTTAATCAAGAAGTTCATGTTGCAAAAGGAGATGTAGCTATAGCTGAGGGTGTTCCAATATTTGTAGGTATAGACTTTGGACTTACACCTGCTTGTGTCTTTGCACAAAGAATAAGAAGTAGATGGGTAATTATAGATGAATTAGTTGCAGAAGATATGGGTATAGTAAAATTTGCAGATGTTATGAAACAACATATGGCAAAGTATTTACCAAGAGATTTTTATATATATGGCGATCCTGCTGGAGATCATAGAGTACAAACAGATGAATCTACACCATTTCAAATATTAAGAGGTAAAGGTATTCATGCAAGACCAGCACCATCAAATGATGTATTGATAAGATTAGAATCAGTAAATTCAGTATTATCAAGAATGGTAGATGGAGAGTCAGGAATACTTCTTGATCCTAAATGTAATAATTTAATTAGAGGTTTTGCTGGTGGATATCATTATAGACGACTCCAAGTATCAGGAGAAAGATATGATGAGAAACCAAATAAGAATAGATTTTCTCATATTCATGATGCTTTACAATATTTATTGTTAGGAGCAGGAGAGGGAAGAGCATTGACTATTGGAAAGAAATCTAATAAACCTGTAGTTGCGAAGAGGAACTTCAATGTATTTGATGTAAAACCTAAAAGCGTTTACGAAAGGAGAAGATAATTATGTGTGCAGGCCCATTTAAACCCAAAGCTCCCCCACCACCTCCACCACCAGTTGAGGAGGAAAGTGTAAGGCAACAAAGAAAAAGATTAAGATCACAAGAAATGGCAGAAAAGAAAAGATTAAAAGAACAACAATTTGAAGAAAGAGTTGCGGCTTATACAGGTAGAAGAGGCAGAAGATCACTTCTAACAGGCAGAAGAGGTGGACAAGGTTTTGAAATTTCAGCCCAGCTTATGTCTAAACCGACACTAGGAGCATAATGGTAGTTGAAGTAAAACCACAAAGACCTGAAGAATATTCTGAGTCAGATGTTAAGAAGTTACTTAATAGATATAATCATGCAAAAGCTATTAAGGATTTATGGCTTCCTACATTTGAAGAATGTTATGAATATGCTTTGCCACAAAGAGAATCTTTTTATACTGAGTCTATAGGTAGAAGAAGATCAGATCGTATCTTTGATGAAACAGCAGTAGTAGGAGTACAAGAATTTGCTAGTAGATTACAATCAGGTATAGTTCCTAACTATGCAAGATGGGCAGATTTTGTTGCTGGTTCTGAAATACCAAAGAATGAACAAAGAGAAGTAAATTTATTATTAGATCAAGTTACAGAATATGTATTTGAAATATTACAAAACTCAAACTTTTCACAAGAAGTACATGAAACATTTTTAGATTGTGCAGTAGGTACAGGTGTACTTTTAGTAGAAGAGGGAGATGCAATACAGCCAGTTAAATTTAAAGCAATACCATTACCACAAGTAGTTTTAGATTCAGGATTTGATGACAAGATAGATCATATCTATAGAAAAAGAATGATTAGAATGAAAGAGTTATTAGTAGCATATCCAAATGGAACACTATCTGAAAAAATGAAAATGGATATGGAAAAGATGGGCGAAAGTGAATGTGAAATAATAGAAGTAGTTTATAGAGATTATTCAAATACAAAAGAAGAACAGCATAAGTTTTGTGTTATAGCACCAATGTATGAACATGAAATAACACAACAAACATTTAAAGGTTTAGGTTCTAATCCATATATTATTTATAGATGGTCTAAAGTAGCAGGAGAAGTTTATGGAAGAGGCCCATTACAATTAGCATTACCTGCAATTAAAACTTCTAACTTAGTTATAGAATTAATTTTAGAAAATGCACAAATGTCTATCTCAGGTATGTATCAAGTAGAAGATGATGGTGTAATTAATGTAGATAATATTTCACTAATTCCAGGTACTATTATTCCAAAAGCAATGGGATCATCAGGACTACAACCAATAGCACCAGCAGGTAATTTTAATGTAAGTGATTTAGTATTAAGAGATATGAGAACTAATATTAAAAAAGCATTATACAATGAAATGTTAGGAGTAGCTAATGAGAAAACTCCTATGTCTGCAACAGAAGTAGCAGAAAGAATGGCTGATCTATCAAGACAAATAGGAGCGGCATTTGGAAGATTACAAGCAGAATTAGTAAATCCTGTTTTACAAAGAGTAATATATATTTTAAAAAAACAAGGTAGAATAAAAATCCCAGTAGTAAATGGTAGAGAAATAAAAATTAAATCTTCTTCTCCATTAGCACAAGCACAACACCAACAAGATGTGGCAACACTAGATAGATTCTTAGGAATGGTACAGACAAGAGTTGGCCCACAATTATTAAATCTTTTAATTAAACAAGATGAAGCGGCAAAGTTTGTAGCTAAGAAGTTAGGAGTGCCTGAAGAGTTAATTAGATCGCCTGAAGAAATGCAACAGGCGGCACAACAATTCCAAGAAATGCAACAGATGGCACAACAACAATCAGGGGGAAATCAGGGAGAACCACAATAATGAGAGTGTCATGCATAATTCTGTACTTGTTATAAGTGATTTACATATCCCTTATCATCACAAAGATTCTTTTAGATTTTTAAAAGCAATCAAAAAAGAATTTAAACCTGATACTATAATTAATATAGGCGATCTATTAGACTTTCATGCAATATCAATGCATGAACATAATCCTGATTTACCAAGTGCAGGACATGAATTAGATATAGCAAGAGAGTATGTAAAAGAACTAGAGGGAATATTTCCTGAAGTAACTGAAGTAGATTCTAATCATAGTAGTTTAGTTTATAGAAGAGCATTAAAGTTTGGAATGTCAAAACAATTTCTTAAACCATATGGAGATTTCTTAGGAACTCGTAAATGGAAATGGATTGATGATATTACTTTAAAATTAAGTAATGGTAAAAAATGTTTCTTTACACATGGTAGAGCGGCAGACATTTTAAAAGTTTCACAGACAATGGGTATGAGTGCTGTACAAGGACACTATCATACAAAGTTTGTTATATCTTATTGGGCTAACCCTGATGATATATTCTTTGGTATGAATGTAGGTTGTTTAATAAATCAAAAGTCAATGGCTTTCTCATATGCTAAAAACTTTAGAACAAGATTTATTATTGGCTGTGGAATAATACTAAATGGAATACCAAGACTTCTTCCAATGGTATTAGATAAAAATGGTAACTGGATAGGAGAAATAGTATGACAGATGAAAAAACAAAACAAGCAAATGAACAATCTGATAATATTGAATTACAAAAAATTGATCCATTATATTATCAAGCAGGAAGATGTGCGTGTGGTAAAGTATTACAAACATATGATTATGTAAGACACCTACCTTATGCTGATGCAACAGCTATAAAATATATTACTCGTCATAGAGATAAAGGTGGTTCAATAGATATTAAAAAAGCAATTTGGTTTTTAAAAAAAATACTAGCAGATGAGTATAAAGAAACCGAGTAAACCTATAGTTGTAGGAGATAATAAATATTATAAATATCTTATAATATGGGAAGATATTGTTGGGGATTCAACAATTACAGATTACAATGAATTTAATAATATGCATTGTGCATTGATACATACAGAAGCATATATATTCAAAAAGACAGCAAAATATGTGTATTCCTTTGGTAGCTATCAAAATGAAAATGGAGATATAGGATTTGGGGATAGAAATATTTACCCTAGAAGTGTAATTAAAAAGATGCTAAGGATATAATAAGAATGGAAGCAGAACAAAAAAATAAAGCCCTGATAGGTTTGGATAACTTTAAAAGAAGTTCTGATGAGGAAGAAAAACTTAATAGTGCTTTCTCAGCGTTATTTAGTACAGATATAGGTGTATCTGTTCTCCAATACCTAAAGTCCATTACCATTGAATCGGTAGCTGGATCAGAAATATCTGATAACTCTCTAAGACATTTAGAGGGGCAAAGATATTTAGTTGGCTTAATTCAAAGAAGAGTCAATAAAGGCAAAAGTCAAAAAATAGTAAAGGAGAATAATAATGGCTGAAGAACAAACACAACCAGTTGAACAAACACAAGAACAACCTGTTCAACAAGAAAATGTTTCAAATGAAACACAAGAAGCTACAACAACAGAACCAAGTCCTAGACCTGAGTATGTTCCTGAAAAGTTTTGGAATGTAGATAAAGGCGAAATCAATATGGAAGAGTTTGGTAAATCATATACCAATCTTGAAAAGTATGTTGGTGGTAAGAAAGAAGAACTACGAGAACAAATTGTAGATGAACTTCAACAAGAAGCTATAGCAGAAAGACCTGAAAAAGTAGAGGGTTATGAGTTACCTAAATTACCTGAGGGTGTTACTGAAGAAATAGTAAATGCTAATCCTATGACAGATTGGTGGAAAAACTTTTGCTATGAAAATGCATATGATCAAGAAGTATATCAAGAGGGTATTAATAAATATGTTGATTCCTATGTTGGTAATCAAGTTGATCCTGATGCAGAAAAACAAAAGCTAGGAGAAAATGCAGATGCAAGATTAGATGCAGTAAATAGTTGGGCATCTACATTCTTTTCTCCTGAACAATACGAAGTAGTTTCACAAACATTAGGTATGAATGCTGATGGTATAGAAGCACTTGAAAGAGTTATGGATTCACAAAAACAATCTATTACTCGTTCAAACCAAGTAGCACAACCTGAAAGACCTTTAACTTTAGATGATGTAAGAAGTATGATGAAAGACAAAAGATACTTTGATCCTAAAGAAAGAGATCAATCATATGTGAAGAAAGTAGATGATGCATTTAACAGACTCTATAGAGGTTAATGTTATATGTTGAAAAGACTACTCCTGAAGATTGTTTTGAATTAGCAAAGAATCTTAAACAAATTGATAAGTATGAACTAGCTATATGGGGGCTTGATCCATTACAAGCATTGTTGCAGCCATTTAGATATACCAAAAGAAAGGTTCATACTTATACAATCTTTGATAAAAACAAGGAAGTAGCTGCTATATTTGGTACAGTTTCGTCAAGACAAAGCGATAAAGTAGGTACAATATGGTTATTATCTTCAGAAGTATTAGATAAGAATTACTTATATTTTCTTAAAAGAAATAAGTATTGGACAGAATATTTAGAAAAACACTATGATTATCTATCTAATTATATAACTGCAGAGCATACAAAGTCTATTAAATGGTTAAAATGGCAAGGATATAATTTTTCTAAACCTATGCTTGTAAATAATGTAAAAATGTATTACTTCTATAAACGAATACAAAATTGTATTCAAAATAGAACGCAACCTATTTTGAATGATGTTGGCCCATCTTGGACAACCAGCTTACCTCAAAAGAGATAATTGCTTAATTAACAACAAACGACTAATAAGGAGGCAACATGAGTACATCTATATCAACAGCCTTTATTAAGCAGTTTGAAGCTGAAGTCCACATGGCTTATCAAAGAATGGGATCAAAGCTGAAAAACACAATAAGGCAAGTTAATAATGTACAAGGTAGTCAAGCGAGATTCCAAAAAGTAGGCAAGGGTACTGCTGTTAATAAGGCAAGACACTCTCAAATTCCTACAATGGATATTTCTCACTCTACTGTTGATGTTACTTTATCAGACTTCTATGCTGCAGATTATGTAGATAGATTGGATGAATTAAAGACTAACATTGACGAACGACAAGTTCTATCATCAAATGCTGCTGCTGCATTAGGAAGAAAAACAGACCAACTCATCATTGATGTTTTGGATGCTGGTTCTAACTCAAACAATGTCGCACATGGTTCGGCTGGTTTAACATTAGCTAAATCACTAACTGTGTACGAAGCGTTTGGTGGTGCTGACATCCCTGATGATGGACAGAGATACTTTGTAGTATCTCCTGCTGGATGGGCTGATTTATTACAAATAGATCAATTCAGTAGAGCAGAGTATGTTGGAGAAAATGATCTTCCATATGCTGGTGGTATTACAGCTAAAAGATGGTTAGGATTTATGTGGTTCACTCATTCAGGTCTTTCTATTTCTGGTTCAACAAGAGAATGTCATGCATTCCATAAATCAAGTGTTGGTATCGGAGTAGGTTCAGAGATCAGAACAGAGATTAACTACATTCCTGAAAAAGTCAGCAACTTGATCACATCTTACATGTCAATGGGTTCTACTATGATTGACAATGATGGTGCGATTAAAGTACAGATAACAGAATAGGAGGCATAAATGGCATATTCAGCAAGTAACTTACGAAAAGTCGCTGGTGGAGCTATGAGTGTATTCTTATATGATTCTGCTGACGCTATCGGAACTATCGTTGCTAGTGGCTACTTTAATAGTGCAACTAACGAACTAAAACAGAATGATGTTATAATCGCTGTAGGTTCAACTGGTGGTACTAGAACTGTAGATATGCTAGTAGTTTCATCTGCAACAGGTGCAGCTACAGTTACTACTATCAATGGTACATAATAACTAAACATGGTATGGGGGGATTTACTTCTCCCCATATCTAGTGTACATATAAACTATGGCTAATTCTAAATTTGATATCTGCAATAAAGCACTCGTACTTGTAGGTGCTAATACAATCACAAGTTTTAATCAAGCAACAACAGAATCCAAAGTAGCAAACAATCTTTATGAATCTACTTTAGAAAATTTATTAACTAGATGTAGATGGAGATTTGCATCTAAACAAAAACAATTAAGTAAAAATACTACTAATCCTGATGCTAGATATGAATCTTCATATGCTATGCCAAATGATGCATTAGTTATACACACAATAACAGTTTCTGATGATGTTATTAAATACGATATATATGGTGGAAATATATTTACAAACACAACATCTAGTGATACTTTGATATCGGATTA